TGCACGATCACCAGACGAGCAGAGGGCGGAGGCCGCAAAGATGGAAGCCATCCAGCAGGAGTGGGACGCCGCCGTGGAACGCATCCGGGCCGAAGACCCGGGCTTCGACGTCAAAGCGGCACTGGCTGACCCGGATTTTGCCCAGATGCTCAAGCTGGGCGTGAAGATGGAGGACGCTTACAAGGCCCGCTATTTCGACGACATCATGGCCCGGCGCACCACCCAGACGGCCAAGACCGTCGAGAAGGGCGTGGAAGCCCGGATCCGCCAGCGGGGCGCACGGCCTGCCGAGAACGGCACCAACCCCGGCGGTGCGGCGGTGCTGAAGACGGACGTCTCCAAGCTGACGCCCCAGCAGTGCGAAGAGCTGGAACGCCGCGCCATGCGGGGACAGATCATCACTTTTTAACCGAAAGGCACTGCTGACCGAAAGAAAACCTCTCACCGTTCTTGAGGGAAGATCCGGAAAGCGGAAGCCTCTCAATAAAGCAAGACACGAAAGGAGCACACAAATGAAAATCCACATGAATCTGCAGCTGTTTGCGCAGCCTGCAAACCACACCGGCGCGACCGGCATGAGCGCCGAGATGAAGACCTACTACGAGAAGCGTCTGCTGGACCAGGCGGAGCCGCTGCTGGTGCATGACCAGTTCGGCGACAAGTACCCCATCCCGGCCAACAACGGCAAGACCATCGAGTTCCGCAAGTACGAGAGCCTGCCCAAGGCCACCGAGCCTCTGACCGAGGGCGTGACCCCCAACGCTCAGGCTCTGACCGTCACCCCCATGACCGCCACCGTGAAGCAGTACGGCGGCTGGGCAGCCATCACCGACGTGCTGTAGCTGACCGCCATCGACAACAACATCACCCAGGCGACCAAGGTACTGGCATCTCAGGCGGGCCGCACGCTGGATACCGTGACCCGCGAGGTGCTGGCGGGCGGCACCAACGTCATCTACGCGCCGGCGGGCGACACCGCCGTGACCAGCCGCGCCAACCTGACCACTGCCAGTGTGCTGACGCCCGACCTCATCGACCAGGCGGCCACTGCCCTGAAGGCCCAGAATGCCGACGCCATCGGCGAGAGCTATGTGGCCATCGTCCACCCCTATGTGGCCTATGACCTGCGCCGCAACCCGGAGTGGATCGATGTCCACAAGTATTCTACCCCCGAGAACATCTACAACGGCGAGATCGGCAAGCTGGCCGGTGTGCGCTTCATCGAGACCAGCGAGGCGAAGATCTGGACCGGCGACGGCTGCCCCACCGGTCTGGCCGTGTTTGGCACTCTGGTGCTGGCAGCTCACGCCTACGCCGTGACCGAGGTGGAGGGCGGCGGCCTGCAGCACATCGTCAAGCAGCTGGGCGCAGGCGAAGACCCGCTGAACCAGCGCGCGTCTGTGGGCTGGAAGGCCATCAAGACTGCGGAGCGCCTGTGCGAGCAGTACATGGTGCGCATCGAGAGCGTCAGCCCGAAGTACAGCGCGAAGGCGAAGGCAAATTAAGGAGGAAAATACTATGGCGACTAAGAAAGAGACTGCTGCGGCGGATGCCGTGGAGAACGCGGTGGAGACCGAGGCGATGGCCGAGGCAAAGGCCGAAGAGAAGGCCGAAGAGAAGGCCGAAGCAAAGGACGACGGCATGGTGACCATCCACCTGTTTAAGGACGACGACCGCTACGCTGCGCCGGTGTTCGTGGGCGTCAACGGCGACAGCTACCTCATCCAGCGCGGCATCGACGTGAAGGTGCCGAAGGCTGTGGCCGAGGTGCTGGAGCACAGCATCAAGCAGGACGCCGAGGCGGCCCGGAAGAGTCAGGCCATGCAGGCGGCGGCCGGAACCCAGATGATGACCATTTGATAAGAGACCCGGTACAGCAAAGGCACGGCGCTGTGCCGGGTCTTTTTGGTTTAGGGGATAACCTCTCCGTCATCGCTTGCGCGATGCCACCTCTCCTATCGAGGAGAGGCCTTGGCATTCCGCAAAGCTTTCCCTTTTCGCCAGAGGCTCCCCTCGGTAGGGGAGCTGTCGAGCGAAGCGAGACTGAGAGGTTGTTCTTCGGGGGCAACAGAAAGGGAGGATTTAGAGCATGACAGCAGGCGAAGCGATAAAGATGGCCGACGAGCTGAGGCCAAACAACAGCTTTTCGGACGAGATGAAGCAGCTGTGGCTGCGGCAGGCCGACAGCGGCTTGCGGCGGAACGTGGTGGAGCGCAGCGACACCGGCAGCGACTTCGAGGGGCGCGGCGCGGATATTTTGTGGGAAGAGGGGCTGGAATACGACACGCCGCTGCTGGCAGACGGCGCGGCGGAAGCGCTCTATCCCCACTGGCTGGCGGCGCAGATGGACCTCGCCCTCGGCGAGACGGCCCGGGCGGCGAACGAATTGCAGCTCTACACGAGCTATGTGCAGGAGTTTGCGGCGTGGGTGAGGAGAAAGTATATGCCGGTGGGCAGCGGGAGGCTGATGACGTGAGCTTAAACCAGATAACGAACCAGAGGCAGCTGCTGCGGGTATTTGGCGGGCTGAACGAGGGGTATGCCTGCAGCGAGGCAGAGATGAGCGAGGAAAAGAACTTCTCTTCGCGGGGATACCCGGCTCTCGAGACCCGCAAGCCTCGGCGGAAGGTGCGTCAAGCGACCGGGATGAACGGGATGTACCACCTGAACGGCCTTTTGACCGTGGAAGGCACGACCCTGCGGTATGCCCCGGACGACGGCGGCGACGCCGTGGAGCTGGAGAACGCCCTGACGGACAGCGAGAAGAAGATGGTGGGCATGGGAACCAAGGTGCTCATCTGGCCGGACAAGATGGCCTTTGACACCGCGAGCGGAACGCTGAGCGCGCTGGGCTCCAGCTGGCAGCAGGGCGGCAGAAGCCTGACCGTGACCCCCTGCGACGCTGCGGGCGTGGTGTACACGCCGAACAAATTCGGCGCGACCGAGCCGGAAAACCCCGAGAACGGCGACGTCTGGCTCAAGCAGGCCGAAGATGCCCCGTGGAGCTACCGCGACGCCCTGAAGCTCTACAGCACGGCGGGCGGATGGCAGAACATCCTGCTGAACTGCTGCCGTGTGACCTGCGAGGGGCTGGGCGAAGCCTTCAAGGCTGGGGATACTGTGACCCTGACGGGCATCCCGGGCGTGGTGAAGAACGCCTATTCCGCCGATTTCGGCGGGGACGTGGTGGTGGACGACGTGGCCGGGGACTCGGTGATCCTCTCCATCGCGCCGGACATCGAGAGCGTTTTGTACTACGGCACCTGTGTGGTGACGGGGCAGAGCGTGGTGTGGACGGCCATGGACGGCAAGACCACCCAGACCTTCGACGGGCCTTTCCCGGACGTGACGGCCCAGCGGCGGGTGCCGGATCTGGACTGGCTGACAGAGCACAACAACCGTGTCTGGGGCTGCTCGAGCACCGAGAACGTCATCTATGCCTGCAAGCTGGGTGACGCCACCAACTGGTTCTCCTATCGCGGCACGGCAGCGGACAGCTATGCCGTGACCGTGGGCAGCGACGGAGCCTTTACCGGCGCGGCTACCTGCATGGGATACGTGCTTTTCTTCAAGGAGAACGGCTTACACAAGCTCTACGGCACCAAGCCCAGCGACTACCAGATGAGCAGCATCCAGTGCTCGGGCGTGGCCAAGGGCGCCCACCAGAGCCTCTGCGTCATCAACGAGACACTGTACTACCTCTCGATGGACGGCGTCATGGCGTGGGACGGCAGCCTGCCCACCAAGGTGTCGGCCTCGCTGGACGAGACGGCCATGAGCCGGGTGACAAGGGCGGCCGCCGGCGGGCTGGTGGGGCGGTACTACCTGCACACCGAAAGCCCCGGCGGGCAGCGGCTGCTGGTGTACGACACCGAGAAAGGACTCTGGCACGAGGAGGACGCCACCGGCTGGGCCATGTGCAGCACCGGGCGGCAGCTCTACCTCTGGGACAAAGAGGCCATCTGGGCCGCAGACGGGAGCCGGGAAGCCGGCGGCGAAGAGGACACGGTGGAATACGAGGCCGTGACCGGCGACATCGGACTCGGAGATCCGGACGACAAGTATTGCAGCCGGGTGACGGTGCGGCTGGACGCCATGGAGCGGACCGTGGTGACGCTGTGGGCCAGCTTCGACGGCGGCGAGTGGCAGGAGGTGGGCCGGGTGGATACCGCAGGAAAGCGTGTGCGGGTGAATCTGCCCTTTGTCCCGACCCGGCACGACACCATGCGGCTGCGTCTGACCGGAAAAGGGCAGATCGCAGTGAGGAGCATCGCCATGACGCTGAGCAACAGCGAGGGCGGAAGAGTGAACGGAGGTGTGCCGAGACGTGGCTAGTATCGTAGGGCTTTCGAAGATCTCCATGCCGAGGCTGGACGGGCTGGATACGGCCAGCGCCCGGGAGCTGAGGAATTATCTGTACCAGATGCAGGAGCAGCTGGAATATATTTTGAGCAACATTGACACCGAGAATCTCTCGGGGGACTTACAGGAGAAGCTGAAATAGCCCTCTCAGGCGCTGACGCGCCAGCTCTCCCAAGGGGAGAGCCACTGGCGTGTCGGACAGGTCTGAGCTGGACACCGGAAGCTCTGCGGGGCGTAAAATGGCGGGCGCTGCTACAGAGGGCAGCGGCCCTGCGCAGCAGACGCTGGGAGCCGCAACCCGGGCGCAAAGCGCCATTGGCAGGCCGGACAGGACTGAGCTGGACACATGAGGACTGAGCTGGACACATGAGGACCGAGCTGGACACATGAGGACCGAGATACCGCAAAAGAGCGGGCCTCGCTTACGAGGACAGGAGGATATGAACTATGAGCAGTTTGAGCAATGCGAGAGCGCAGCTGGAGGAGTGGGAGGCGAAGAAGCCGGAAAGCTACACCAGCAAATACAAGGACAAGATCGACGGCGTGATGGGCAAGCTGGACGGGATGAAGGATTTTAGCTACGACCCCACCCGGGATGCGGCCTACGAGCAGTA